ATCTTTGCGATAGGAACAAATGCCAGCAATATAGCAACGACCACCCGCAATAAGTACACCTACTCAGGCAATGTCGTTGCGTCAGCCACTGCGGCTACAGTAGCGTCCAGCGAAGGCTCTGCTGCGGGTAATAGCACCGTTGGCATTTTTGCATTAGGTGCAGCGCCCACCGCATCCACCACCCGCGATAAATACACATACGCAGGCGATGCGGTTTCTGCGGGTGGGGCCGCTACGGTGGCGTCAAGACGGGGTTCTGCTGCTGGAAATAGCACGGTTGGGATTTTTGCACTGGGGCTCGCTCCGTGTCGGTCTACGACCCGCAATAAGTACACATACTCAGGTTGCGTTGTGAGCGCAGGCGGAGCAGCAACCGCAGCAACCTCTCTGGGATCAGCGGCAGGCAACAGCACCGTCGGCATCTTCGCACTAGGTCGTACCTTTGAAATTGTCACAACCCGCGATAAATACACCTACTCAGGTTGTGCCGTCAGCGCAGGGGGTGCTGCGACTGCGGCATCAAGCCAAGGTTCCGCCGTAGGTAACAGCACAGTAGGGATATTCGCGCTAGGTTTCGCTTGCGGCGGCCCAAGTTCCACCCGCAACAAATACACATATTCAGGCTGCGTAGTCGCCGCAGGTGGCGCTGCCACGGTTCCGGCGTATCTTGGTTCAGCCGCAGGCAACAGTACTGTGGGTGTTTTTTTGTTGAGCTACGCAAACAACTGCAATAGCACCACTACCAACAAGTATACTTACTCAGGATGCACGGTAGCCGCAGGCACTGCTGTTACTCAGGCAGGCCAATCAAGCTCCGCCGCATCTAACGGCACAACGGGAGTGAACGTGTAATGCCAAATTATTCAGGCGTCTGGTCCCTCTCCCAGCAGTTTCAGGCAATCGGTCAGGGGCTGTGGCCACCGAACTACGTGCCGACTGAGACGTTTGCTATTTTTGCGTTAGGCGGAGCGCCCACCGCATCCACCACCCGCAACAAATACACATATTCCGGCGATGCGGTTGCGTCTGCTACCGCGTCTTCGACGAATTCCCGGTATGGGGCCGCCGCTGGGACCGCTACTGCGGGCATTTTTCAGATAGGTGCAACCGGAGTTGTTCGCAACAAATACACTTACTCAGGCGACATAAACGCGGTAGCCACCTCGGCTACAGCAAGTACTAACGACGGCTCTGCGGCTGGAAACAGTACCGTTGGTATTTTTGCCTTAGCGTGTAGCGGCGGCCGCGTAACCACCCGCAATAAATACACCTACTCAGGCGATGTTGTAGCCGCAGGCGGTGCGGCTACAGTCGCAAGTAACAAAGGATCAGCGGCTGGTAATAGTACCGTCGGTATTTTTGCATTAGGGGCGCAATGTCCTTCCTGTTGTGTGCTATCCACCCGTAACAAATACACTTATTCCGGTTGCGTTGTCAGCGCAGGAGGCGCGGCCACGGTTGCGTCTTTTATGGGTTCTGCGACAGGGAACAGCACCACTGGAATTTTTACGTTAGGCAGAAACGGTTGTTACGTCGACATAACCACCCGTAACAAGTACACCTACTCAGGCTGTGTTGTCGCATCGGCAACGGCTGCGAGTGCGGCGGCGTACGGCGGTTCGGCTGCCGGTAACAGCACCGTGGGGATTTTTGCGATAGGAAATGCAGGAGGCGTTGTCACCACTCGCAATAAATACACTTACTCTGGTGATGTAAATGCGGTGGGCGGCGCTGCCACGGTAGCATCCGACAACGGCGCAGCCGCATCCAACGGAACATCCGGCGTCAACATGTAATCAACCACCATCGTAGGAGCAGAACGATGAATAGTAAGCCGCACCGCAATAATTGCGATTTCCAGTTAAAGCACTTCATGGCGGGAAGCTGCCACACAGCAGACGGCGCTTGGGCGCTCCTGCACGACCAGAAGATAGACATCGGCGTCAAGATCGAGCACTCGAAGGCACAGGCACTACGCCGTCAGGCTAAGGTGCTCACGGCAGAGGCCGTGCTGGCAGACGAAGCGTCAACCAAGATCGACCGGCTCAAGGCAGAGGCAGACCTGCTTGAGTGCAACTCGGTCAACGAGGGCTGGGCACTGAACCACCAAGCCGCACTCAACGAGTATGACTACATCTGCAAGCTGATGGACGAGCTTGAGCCAAACCGCAAGCATCGCGACTTGCCGTTCTTGGAGGCCAATGAGGCCATGCAGCGCGAAGAGTGGCTGGGCGAACTAAAGACCCGCGCCGAGAACTTCCTGCTCACGGCTGGCACGATCCCGCACGACCACCTCAACACCATGCGCTGCCACCCTGACTTCGAGGCACAAATTGTGCCGCACATAGAGGCCATCACCCTGAAGGTAATCAATAGCCAAGGCGACCGCACTAGGGTATTGTCAAACATGAAACCGCTATTTCTGGAGGATAACTCGTGACTGGATTTGTAAAGACCAAGGACAATGTGTTTGTCGAATACCCCTACGGCGCGGCAGAGCTTCAGCGTGACAACCCCGAGGCAAACTACGACTACTTCTGCGACTTCGCCAGCATCTTCCCAGACACGCCAGCCGCCACGCGTGACGGCTTCGCGCTGTCGCCAGTCGTCATAGACGCAGACCCCGCATATGACGGACAGACGCAGACGGTACACCGCTCAGAGCTGCCCTTCATCCGTGACGGCGGCTGGGTGTTCTCGTGGATTGTGACTGACCTGACGCCAGAGCAGATTGCCGAGATGCAGGCCATGCGGGAGGAGCCTCGTGCAGTCTGAAGAACTGACACCCATATTCTGCTTTCCGACTGTCGTCGTAACGGCCTTCAAGCCTGAGTTCCTCGACGCCGTGCGTGCGGTGTCGGAGGACAACTTCGAGCCGCAGGACATCAACGAGATTTACCCAGTCAAGATGACGGGCAACCTCGTTGACGACCCGCGCATGCACGACTTCTGCGAGTATGTCGGCAGCTCTGCGTGGCAGATACTGAACAATCAGGGCAGCGACATGACTGGTGCCAGCACCTTCTTCACCGAGATGTGGACGCAGGAGCATCACAAGCACTCGCAGATGGAGCAGCACGTCCACGGCAACGGCGCGCAGCTTGTAGGCTTCTACTTCCTTGACACACCAGAGAACTGCTCCAAGGCGCTGTTCTACGACCCGCGTGCGGGCAAGGTGCAGATCAACTTGCCAGAGGCCGACATGGCTGTGGTGACGCCCGCCAGCAACGCCATGGGCATTGAGGCCAAGCCGGGCACGCTGATCTTCGCCAACGCGTGGCTACCGCACGGCTTCACCCGCCACGCATCCGACAAGCCCATCCGCTTCGTCCACTTCAACATTGGCGTAGAGTACGCACCCGCGCAAGCGGCAGAGGTGATCTGATGGCGCTGTTCCACATCCGCTACAACCAGACGCGCGGTCAGCCGGGTCGCGGAACGATGGACCACGTCTGGCGCGTGTTCGAGGACGGCAAGGAGTATCTGACGAAGAACGTCGAGATCAACGTGCCCTGTCGCGGCACGAAGACCGGCGCGGACTACAGCATGGTCTGCGAGGGCACTCTGCACTTGGACCGCGAGACATCTACTGCTATAATAAACCCGTAAGGAACCGCACATGAGTAACCGTTGGCCGGGAGGTCTACTTGTAGCAGACTGCCCTCCACAGGGTCAGTGCTGCGTGTACCTCCTCCGCAATACCGTTAACGATATGAAATACGTCGGGGTGTCATGGAGCTTGCGCCGCAGGATAAAAGACCACTGTAGAGCAACTGGACCCTCGCGCTCTTATGTCCGCAACGCTATAAATGAATATGGGATACAAACCTTCGAGATATCCATCCTGCATCTGGGTGAGCGGCGCGATTGCCTTGAGCGTGAAAAAGTGTTCATTGACGAGTATGGTTCACTAGCCCCCGCTGGTTACAATCTTTGTGGTGGCGGAGAAGGGCCAGTCGCGGGGATGACTGGTGAACGCAATCATTGGTACGGAAAGAAATTTAGCGACGAGCACCGCGCCAAGATTTCAGCAGCCAATCGCGGTAAGAAGCGCGACCCTGAGTTCTGCGAGAAAATGCGCATCCAGCGCAGCAAGCAGATCATAACACCAGAGCAGCGTGAGAAAATACGCGCAACGCTCACTGGGAAGAAGCTCACAGAAGAGCACAAAGCCGCCATGAGCCGCGCCAACAAAGGTAAGAAGCTAAGCCCTGAGCACGTCGAGAAGACGCGCCAAGCACTTCTTAAGCGAGGTGAGGAACGCCGAAAAGCAGGACTTGCCGCCCCTAAAAAGAAGCGACCTTACAAGGATAACTCGCATTCGCGTGCCATGCAGTTAAGGTGGCAAGACCCAGAGTTTCGTGCTAAGATGCTGATCGTCCGTAAAACGCAAAAGAAATTTGAAGGAAAAAAGCCGTGCCAAGATATCCGGGCGGTCTGATCCGCAAAACTCCTGTAACGCCCACTGGCCCGTACCAGACTGGGGCGGCCTCTGGCGTGTGGTCGCTGGCCGACGCCTCGTATTGGCTCAAGCAGGGTCTGTGGCCGATAGCTGGTAACGTGGCACCGGGTACGTTTGCTATATTTGCGCTAGGCGGCTCCACCACCACTACCAACAAATACACTTATTCAGGCGACGTAGTCGGTGCAGCTACAGCAACAACAGTAGCTTCTGCGAATGGTTCAGCGGCAGGAAGCAGCACGGTGGGCATCTTTGCGCTGGGAAACACCACCACCACACGCAACAAATACACGTATTCCGGCTGTGTCGTCGCGGCAGGAACTGCCGCCACAGCGGCGTCGCAGCTTGGTTCGGCTACTGGTAACAGTACTGTTGGTATTTTTGCGCTAGGGTTAGTTGCCAGCAACTATAGCACCACCCGCGATAAATACACCTATTCTGGTTGCGTTGTTGCGGCGGGTACGGGGTCTACTGCGGCGTCTCGCGACGGCTCTGCCACAGGTAATAGCACGGTAGGCATCTTTGCGCTGGGCAGGGTATGCGGCGGTGCCATTGTTACCTCTCGCGACAAATACACCTATTCTGGCTGTGTCGTCGCGCCTTCAACTGGGGTGGCCACAGTGGCTTCTCATTGGGGCGCTGCTGTCGGCAACAGCACAGTTGGTATCTTTGCGCTTGGCATGGATGCTTGCACTGTTCACTTAACCACCCGCAATAAGTACACATATTCGGGTGACGTAGTCAGCGCAGGCGGCGCAGCTACTGTGGCATCGCGTCTAGGTTCAGCGGCTGGAAATAGTACAGTAGGCATCTTTGCGTTGGGGAATACTGCTTGTGGCAACGTCACCACCCGCGATAAATACACCTACTCCGGCTGCGTAGTCAGCGCGGGCGGCGCGGCTACTGCGGCGACAACCGGCGGTTCAGCCGCATCCAACGGCACAACCGGCGTGAACATGTAAGGAACACCCAATGATCGAACAACTTATCAGCCGCGTGTTCTACGCACGCAACGTAGCCCACTTCGAGCACTGGCGCGCTAAGGGCGACGGTAGCTATTCCAAACACAAGGCGCTGGGCAAGTTCTACGACGGCATCATCGACGCCATCGACAGGCTCGTGGAGGCCTATCAGGGCGCGTTCAGCCTCATCGGCAACATACCAGCCCCCAGCGTGACTGAGCGTGACGTGCTGAAGCTCCTAGAGGCCGACGCCGAGTGGATCGAGGAGCATCACGAGGACATCTGCAAGGGCAACCGCGCAGTGGCCAACCTGATTGACGGTGTCACGGAAGTGTATCTGACCACCGTGTATAAGCTGCGGAACCTGAAATGAGCTTCGACATCAACACCATTGTCACCGTGCTGGCCTTCATCGGCGGCCTGATAACCGTCTGGGTCAACCTCAACAACAGGCTCACCCTCATGGAGGCGCGCCTTGGCTTTGGTGAAGAGAGGTTCAACGCCATCGACAAGAAGTTCGACGAGGTCATGACGCACCTCCGTCGCATAGAAGACAAGCTGGACAACAAGGCGGATAGGTGAAATATGAACTTCCTGAATAATTTTGAAAGCAAGCAGGACGGCGTAAACGACACCGTTGAGTTTGTTATTCGCGTGGCCATCGTCACGCTGTCGGCGGTTATCCTCGTCGTTGTGCTGGCGCTTGTCGTTGGG